TATTTGGTGTATATAATGTATCGGTCGATGTCAGATAATAGAAATCAGCATCTGAGGTTAGTTCTGGGGAAACTCCAGAAGAACCTGCTGTTCCTGAACTGCCTGATTTTCCTGATGTACCTGATAAACCAGAAGTTCCTGATTTACCAGAAGTTCCTGATATACCAGAAGAACCATTTATACCTGAACTACCAGAAGTTCCTGATGAACCATTTACACCGGATGTTCCTGATATACCAGAAGAACCATCTATCCCAGAAGTTCCTGATGTACCATCTATACCAGAGGTGCCTGATGTACCATCTTCTCCGGAAGTGCCAGAAGAACCAGAAGTTCCGCTTGAACCTGAAACACCAGATGAACCTGAACCACCTGATGTAGAATAATAAACTATGTTATTCTCATCTATACCAAGCCAACCTTTTGTAGTGGCAATTTCAGAGTCTTCTTTTACCCCGTCTATTTTTATTTGTATATCATTAGAAATTAAAAACGTATTACCACTATCTATAATGGTTGTCCCTGTTGGATTTTCGGCTGATGTGAAAGCAAACACATTTGAATAATCTCCTATATCTACTCCATCTCCAACAATATTTATATTATTACCTGAACCTGTTTTATTATTTGAACCAACTATATCAAAAGTGTCTGCCTTTAATATGTTTGAATTACCTGAAACATAACCATTAGCAGATTGATTAACATAGTTGTCTATATCTGTGATAGTTATACCAGAGGCCCCTACTAAATTACCATCTATATCATATTCAGTGAGATATGCTCCTGTCATTTGTTTTGTATTATTAATAACAGTTGATACTGAAGACTTTGCACCTGACAATTTTACGAATGATGCTCCATCATCAGTGCTTTGTTTGGTTGGGTTGAAGCTTGAAACTGATAGTTTAAGAAATTCTACTTTTGAGAAAGACTCTGGATTCCAATCTGTTATTCTCTCCAATGTATAATGGACTGAGTCTATAACGATTATATTATTAAACTTTAATCTATTTATGTCCTCTATATTTAGTTTTATTGATTTCGTAACTCTTCTTGAATTAACATCTATAATCTCGGTGATATAATCTCCCCAATATGTGTTATACAAGTTGTTAGTTAAGCCACTATATTCAAAATAATACTCTTTATTTACCCCAAAATTAATATCTATCGTTGGATAATAAGGATTATCTACGTGTCCAGCATATGGTTGATAGGTTGAAAGACCGCTAAACTCTGGGATATAGACCCCATTACGACAGAAAGTGTGTATGCCAGAGAACTTTGTCCCCAATAACATAGTGTTTAATACAGGTTTTGTGCCACCAAGAGTATCTTCTATCTTACTTCTAATCAAAATTCTTGGGTTAAAAGTCTCAGTTTTTGCCTTGCCATCGGTGTCTTTACTAAACATTTCAGAGACACTCCAGTTAGTTTCACCTATTTGACCTATTGGTGTGGGTGAAAAATCTAATTGTATCTTATATGTTTCTATTGTATTGAATGGGTTTCTTACTAATTTATCCCCATACAACCTACCTAATTGGTTCTTTTTATATAAAGCATTATAGTCATCATTATCTTCTCTATAATTGATATAGAAGTCCTTATCTATTAGGGTTGGGACTCTTGTGATTTGTGTAGGGAAAGATAAATCCTCCTTATCAGTCCAGTCTATTGTAGAACCTGACTGATAAAAATCATTTCTTGTTTCTATTAAAAGATCATTATCTTTATATGAGTTTTCATCTATTATGAGATTAAACATCTTTATGATTTGCTTAAAGAAGTCAAGCATTCCCATTTCTGGTAGAATCTTATTAAGTTGAACTAAACCATTTTCATAAAAATGGTCTGACTTCTGGGCTACTACTGAAAAGATTGGATTCTCAACCACACACCAAAGAGTGATAGGTATTTGCTGGGCTGCAGTATTAAAGTATGGAGAATAATTACTTACAAGATGTTTGATTTTAATCACATCACCATTATATAAATCTCCTTCCCAATCTACTTGATTGAAACCAATTCTTTGGGCTGCTGAACCTATAAACTTAACAGGATTAAAAACTTGTATCTTACTGGTTCTTAATATACTTTCAACACCATTACGAACTAAAATGATTTGTTGCTCCATATAGGTTTGCTTATCGCCACCTGCTAAAACTGTTTGTAGTTCTACTTCCGTTGTCCACCAAGCCCAGAATAAAATTACATCGCTTACATATGAGAATGAATATTTACCGCCTTCTGGGACGTCATACTGATAAAGTGTAGTGTCGAAGTATCCACTTGGATTTGAAAAAACAAGGTTAGCATTATACGGGTCATCATCATTATCAAGTGGTATTAGTTGTGTTTGTTGTTTAGAATATTTATTGTTATTACCCTGTGTCCAGTTGATTGGTGAAATTGAACGAAAATTCTTTAAGTCATAAACTTCAAGTTCTCCAATAACTTGGCCTGTTGTTATATTAGCACCAGTTCCTGAATAGTAGTATGGATCATCTATACCTATCTTAACATTTCTGGCATCAAGTAGTAGGTCATCATCACTTTGTACTTTACTTGTTGGTATGACTAATGATTTAAAGAAATCAGTATTAAAGAACGCTGAGGTATATGTATAGTTTGCTTTTTCAAAAATCTTATCGAGTATCTCTTTAACATAAAGTGAGGGTTTGACATCTTCTATCATAACAAGATTGCCATTAACTACGTTTGAGTAATTTATGATTGGATAAAAGTATCCTTTACTAGTTATGTAGTTAGTTCCTGTATGCGATGCGACTATATTTTCTTTGGTGAGAAGGTGGTCATACTCAGAGAAGTCTAGATCATCCTCTGTTAGGTTATTTTTAGTTAATTTTTTATCTCCAAGATTTTCAGCAAACCCTTTTGCCTTGCTATAAAACACACATTCATACTCTGCTATATCAAATATATTGTCAGCATGTATTTTTTGTAGCTCTAAAAAACCTTCTTTTATTGGATAATCATTAAAAATCAACTCACAATCTACTCTTTTATTAAGGAAAATGAGTGAGTTTTGATTGGTAATCTCCAAATCTATATCATAAAGATGGTTAAAAATGCGGTTATTATTAGGAGTTCCTGGTAGAGTTATTGTTTTTGAGTATGTAGAACCAATAGAATCAAGTTGTTCTATATCAAAAAGTTGGAAAGTTAGGTTAAAACTCTGCTCTTCATATAAATCTAATGAGAATATATCACCTTTTGATATACGAATGATAGATATGTTCTTTAATAACATACCTGAATAATCATAATAAAACTTAAGTTCTCCACTACCACCTGCTGGGTGCTCTATTTCAACAGAATATGTTCCATTAGCACCTATGGTTGTTGAGGCTAAAACCCCGCTTAAAGATACTGTGAATGTCCCTAAACCGGCATTAGATATTGAGAAAGTTATACGATAGGTTGCTTTTTGTGGGGAGATTTCTAACATCTGTATAGCAGTGTTGCTTGCTGTTGAGGTCATTATACCTTGGGCGAGTGGGTAGTACGTGAAACCAGTTAAGTCCCAATAATTTGCATCATTTAGAAACCTCCCATTAAGTAAGTCAGGATTAATTTTCTCTATTAATCTTATTTCAGATTTTATCATTTTACTTTATATTTTTTGTAAAGCTTGGGGTTAGTTGAATTGTCATCCCTACCAATTTATCTTGATCTACGTATTTGTAATCTATATCAGTATCTACTATAACCATCGGCACTATGTATGAAGAAGATAGATAGTTGTAGAACATATATACCTCTGGGCTCATTATGAGTTGAGTTAGAAGTTGGTATTCATTCTGTGTAATCCAATCAGAGTTCAAGGTTATAGTTTCTTTTACTTTTGTTGAGTATTGAGTTGTTCCTCTATCTCCTATATTATAATTTGGGGATAATCTCTTTTCAAAGAGCATTCTTTCTATTGTATATTTTAAATTGTTTTTAAGGTAGAACAAGTGAGTATCGTAACCCCCGTGAGGGTTTCTCCATACTAATTCATATCTACGAAATTTTGAATAACATTTATTTTTTCTATAAAACACTGTTGAGAACAGGTTATGTTTGTATGCTCCAGAAACTATATCTATTCTATACTTGGACCAAGTCTTCCCTGTATTAAAGTAGCCAAGCTCAGTTAGCTGAGAAGGTCCTGCTGGAATACTCCACTGATATGTTGGGTGGTTAAAGTCAAATGTTAAAACCTTTTGTTCTACGTCTCCAGTCCAATATAAATCTTCATAATCAAAAGGGGTTTTACCTATGTTAGAAGATAAAGACCCTGGCGCACTTTGGCTATAATTTGTCAAATCGCCAGATGGTGTTATTGGTTGTTCGCCATAGTATATTGAATATATGGCTGCAGTTGGGGTTGCCCCAGTCGGTTTTAAGAAATATAACCACTTATGTTCTGTTGAATCGACAAAAGCATACATCATATCAGTTAGATAATAACCCGTACCTTGCAGAGTAGTTCCTGTGTTCATAACCCATAGGTTATTACCTCCTATTGTATCATATGGTAGATATTCTTGGACCCCATTATACCCTATCGTTGATTGAGAAAGGGTTTCAGCAGAGCGTATAGTTGCTCGATTTGTTGTATATTGTTCACTTACACCTATTCTAAACACGATAGTAGAGTCTGGGGATGAGGTTAGTCCTGTTGAAGATATATCTATATTCCCTTCTATATAGTTTTGTAGTATCTCTGCTGGATAAAATATACAAGTTCCATCTGCTAATGGACGTTTTCTAACAGTAGCTACAGAGTTGAAAGTATATCCTGTGCCAACCCATTCACTTACATATAGATTTATATAGTATCTAAAATCTGGAAGGGTATAATTAGAAGTATAGAGTTTGTAATAAACTCTATTTGTGTCGTATAATCTGGCATAATCTGTTGGTATTGTTTGAAACTCCATAGTTTATTTTTATTTTTTACCCGTAAGGGTTGTATTCGTATATAATCATATTCCAAGACTGGGATAAAGCGCACTGGCCTGGGTCTGGAATGAATGTATATATAAAAGTGCCTATTGTAGTGGTGTCTATTGTATTTGAGGGAGACCAGTTTCCTGTAATATCATTATTATCTTTTTTTGGTAGATTTGGGGTGTTCTCTCCTGGTATAGGAGCCCCCTGTGGAACACTATAATTTGGATAATAACCATCATTTCCAAGTATAAAAACCGGATTTATATACTCCCCATTACAGCCATAATCTATTAATACTACCTTGCCACCCTCATTTTCAAGGGCTATGTTACTTGTTGTTCCTGTTGCTACTACTTCCATAAGTTGTTTTGAATATCTTCTTTTAATGCTTTAACTAATCCCTGCTGATATACTCTTTTTGTCTTCCAACTCGTAAAAGGCTCTAGAAAATCTACTGGTGTATATGATGGATGTAAAGTCCCACGCTTCTTTATTTTCATTGCTATTGCCCAAGCAAGGCTGCGAAGCTCCTTAGCTCGAGATTGTTTCTTTAAATTCTTACCACTAACACTGCTTACTCTACCTCTACCTATTGGAATCTTTTTTACTTTTAACCAATCTTCTATTGCTTGAACTGGTGGCATTCTTTTAAAGTGTGGCATACGTCTTACATATTCTCCGTGTTTAGCCCAAGAGACACTTAAAGTTGGTTTGCCTTGAAACAATTCTACATTATAGTCAAGTGAATTATATAACCTTCCAGAAGCATTCTTATTGGCTCTAATGAGTCTTTGACCCATCTCTTTAACTACGGCCTCACCTATAATTTCTAATGCTTGTGTTGTCTTTGGGTATTGTAATTGCATTTTTTATATATTTATTTTTATGCCAGCCATTTAATCCATATGTATTGGTCTTGTGGGCCCGATGTTTCCCACCCAGCACAGGCTACAAGGGCGGCACCGTTTGAAGAAAAAGCAACAGACCCCCACAGAGCGGTCCCTACTGCTGTTTCTGTAGTCCAATTAGCCCCAAAGTTTGTTGAGGTGAGGATTGCCCCTCCAGATACACATACTGCTATTGTATTATCAAATATTGCTATGGAAGATTTTGTACCTATCCCCACACCTGTTCTTTCTACCCAAGTAGCCCCTGAATTGATTGAGGTATATACACTCGCAGGATCCCCGCAGACTGCCATTTTCATACCATTAGCGGATATAGCAGTTGCTCTCCAATCTCCTATTGGGTCTTTTGTATTGTTATTACTATCGATAAAGACACTACCTGGACGGCCATTCGGCCAAGATGAGCATATTGTATGTTGCTCTTGTTGGGAAGTATCTACTGACATCCAGTTCATAAAATTATTATTTGAGGATCCTCCTACCCAACTGCTCGAGAAAGGGACCTGCATCCAAGTTTCTCCAGCATCCCTTGTCCTATATACATACCCATTAAGTGTTTTTCCAATTACATACACAACACTACCATCACTGGTACAAGACATATCTCTCCAATAGTTAGTAGGTCCAAATGAACTCCAAGTTGCTCCAAAATCAACACTTCTTGACATTGTGGTTGAGACTACTCCTTTACTGGCTATAATTTTACTGCCATCTGGTGTGATTATACAATTAGTCCAAGAAGACCCACTAAGAACTTGTTCCCAGTCTTGACCCCAGTTGCTTGACATATATACACCATCATCATAGGATGTGGCTACAATACGGCCATTATCACTAATACTTATACAAGACCATTGTCTATCACCAGCAGAAGTTGCTCTAACCCACGTTCCAGTAGGCATTAACAAAACCTCTTCTGTTATATCTTTCAGTTTAGGTTGCCCTATGCTATCTATCGCTATTAAGCCCATTGTATGTATTTGTTTTTAAAATAAATCCATGTTTTTTAATATAATTACTCCTGAACTTCCCAGATTTTTGCCCATAGGTTGGCAGCTACATCCACAACCAAGGCTGCAAATCCAGTACTAACCGCATCGGTTGTCTGCCCATTAATGGTATCAGAGCCAGTCCTACGGAATTGAACAAAGCCAGTACTTTTATTTTTTATCATCATCCATTTACCACTACCATTAGCCGTTGGCAGATCTATATTAACATTAGCCGTCCCGGTGACATAATATAATGTATTTGCCACAGCTGTTATATTACCCGTGGTGACTGTTGAAATACTATAATTACCTCCGCCACTAACACCTGAAGACCCTGCCGCACCTGTGGCACCACTTGAGCCTGAACTACCTGAAACTCCACTTGTCCCACTTACTCCACTAGTTCCAGAAACCCCACTTGTTCCAGAGACTCCACTTGTACCAGAAACGCCTGCTCCTCCTGAGGTTCCAGAGGTTCCTGTGTCGCCAGTTAGTCCTGAACTACCCGATGTTCCAGAAGCTCCATCTACTCCACTGGTTCCACTTGCCCCAGTTTCTCCAGAGGTGCCAGAGGTTCCATCTATACCAGAGGTTCCTGATTCACCACTTGAGCCGTTGGCTCCATCTATACCAGATGTTCCTGATTCACCAGAGGTTCCAGACGTACCACTTAATCCACTTGTTCCATTCTCCCCGTCAATACCTGATGTCCCTGACTCTCCAGAGGTTCCATCTATACCAGAAGTTCCACTAACTCCACTGGTTCCATTTTCACCATCAATACCAGATGTACCAGCGTCTCCATCAATACCTGAGGTCCCTGATTCACCAGAAGTTCCTGAGGTCCCTGATTCACCAGAAGTTCCTGATTCTCCAGAGGTTCCATCTATACCAGACGTGCCAGATTCTCCAGACGTGCCAGATTCTCCAGAAGTTCCATCTTGGCCCGATGTCCCAGAAGTTCCTGTTGCGCCTATACTACCATCTTTACCTGAACTACCAGAAGTTCCTGTTGCTCCTATACTACCATCTACACCTGAGGTTCCAGAAGTCCCTGTTGCACCTATGCTACCATCTTTACCAGAACTACCAGAGGTGCCTGATGCACCTATACCACTTGTTCCAGAGGTTCCAGTGGCGCCAGAAGTACCAGATGTTCCATCATTTGAAACACCAGAACTACCAGAAACCCCAGAAGTTCCTGATATACCAGAAGTCCCTGTTATACCAGAAGTTCCACTAACACCGCTTGTTCCATTTGCTCCATCTTTACCTGACGAACCAGAGGTCCCTGCACGACCTGTTGCACCCTCGTTCCCAGAAGTTCCGCTTGTACCATCAGACCCTGTATATCCATCTATACCAGAAGTTCCACTCGAGCCGTAGAAATTACCATCTACTCCAGAAGAACCTGAAGTGCCGGCTGTTCCTGAACTACCTGATGTTCCTGAAACACCACTTGACCCTGACGTGCCTGAGCCCATATAACCACCTATCGGTTGTGTTGAGGGAGCCTCTGGGTTATTTACTAATAAACAATCATAATGCTGCCAAACGGCTATATCTATCGACCATCCTGCTAATCCAGCATCATAGTTCATATCAAATGGAGATAGTTGAAAGTTATATTGTAGATATAAAAACTGGTCTAAGTATTGTAGATATGCTACGGCCCAGTCATTAAACTTGGAGTATATAGAAGTCCTATTTGACTTATCCATTAAGAGTTGGTCTATCAGTATGATCCTAAATGAATATACTGTATCAGAGTTTTGTTGAAACTCTGAACCTGTTGGTATTAAAAAAAATGCTGGATACTTCCACCTTGAAGTATTCAGTGAGGTGTCTGCACCGAGTTCATATTCAAACCCAAATTGTTTATATTGTATAGTATAACCCGTATCAGTCTGTGCTGTTAGTCCTGACGCTACTAAGAGTAGATAATCGGTTAAATCGCCGTATGTCATAATGTTTTGACAATTATTTTTTATGCTCCTATATATTAAAACAGGACTTTTATACCACTTGTTAGGAGAATTGGACTAGATTACTATCATTAAGTTTTTCACGAGTTTGGGACCTCTCTGAGAGTAGCATAAAATTCAACCATTCACTTAATGGTAGTTTGCCGACAGCATCCATTTTTGTTATATCATCATTAGCCAAGGACTTCCAGATAAAGTACCAACCAAACATCTTACCTATCTCTACAGCATCTCCATCTTTATCTGGTTTGTCTGTTGGTTTAAAGATGTTATGTTCGTGTTCCGTATAAAGTTCTTGGCGTTGAGAAAAAAAAAGTCAATCATAGGATATATATACTTCATATCTACATTTAATAATATATTAGCATTTCGTTCATGTTTTTCTATATCCCATTTCTCTATACCATACCAACGTAGTGGTCTTATATAAACTGCTAATAAATTATGTAGGTTCTGTTCTACTATATCCTTACCCTCTGCTCCTGTTGGGGTATATAAAAGAGATTCAAAGTATGTAAATTGTGCCCCTGTTTCTTTTCTTATATTGAACGCAACCTTCCAGATGCCGTGCCCTTTCACATAAAACCATTTACGTGGAGTTCTATATTCATCTACCGGCTCAGCAAATGTTTTTAATATTCTATTTCGTATCTCATCTATGGAGTGCTTCTCATAACTTACACCTAGATACTCCATTTGCTTGGAGAGTTGTTCAGTGTCAGTTAGTTTCTGTATAGAAAGGAGGAATTGATAATCTTTTAATTTCATTTCTTTATGATTGGTTTTTTGGGAACTGGTTTCTTCTCTACCATTTTAACTTCCGGCTTGATTGGATGGACTTCTAAAACAAGAACGGGTCCAGTTGGATCTTGTTTCTTTTCTCTTTTTAACTCTGCTTCATCTATTAATTCAAGAGTTTTTTCGTCATCTAGATACTGATTATATGTTGGAAGTAGTTGTCTAAAAGTATTATTCATATTCACTGCATCCGTTCTTAGGCAGGTAGAACAATTACCTGTTCTTGGGTGAGAGATTAAGTTAGCGGCATAATCCAATTCACCAGATGTGATTCTGGCTTTATGCTTCAAAACTCCAGTCCAGTAGCGCATAAATTCTACTTCGTTAGGAGTTAATCTATTTACATATGTTTTCATATTATTTATTTTATTTTTTAGATACTTGTCTGGTGTAGCCACTTATCTACTATACTTGCTAAGAGATATGATATAAACCCGTAAGCAAAACCTATGGGTGAGCAATAAAAAACGAGAAAGTATATCCAAGTTGTATGATATGCTAGACAATTGACACAAGTGAATACTTTGTAGATAGTATATAATAACAAATTTATAATCTTATTTTTATGTGTATATCTAATTATTTTAAAAGGTATATCATATACTATTATATTACATATTATACTTATTATCAATAATGTAATTGCTATGGTAGTCATATCGTTGAGCTATTATTTTTTTAGTTTCTTTTATTAAACGGAACAGGGTATTATATGGTATTTCATACTTGTCAGAGAGTTCGGTTAAAGTATATTTACCTGTTATATATATCTTATATAAACCATATCTTGCTTTAATTCTTATATCAAGTGTTTCATCAGCAAGCTCCTTATCAACAAAATCTAATTTATTATTTTTCTCCATCACTACTTTCATATCATCTTCATATGGAATGTCAGGTATTTCTGGTTTGTCTATGCTTCGGCATTCAAGATTGTAGTAGCTTCTATAATAATTACGTTGGTTTAATATTATCTTCATACAGAATTGTGGTAGAAGGTTTTTCTCATATAACATATTTAGTTTTTTATTGTCATACTCCAAAAGATATAAAAGAATATATTGTTTAAGGTCTTCAGCACTTTCTTGAGTTGAGTCTGCTATAACTTTTTTAATAAAGTTATATATGTTGATATGGTGATATATGTATATTACTATCTCGTTGTTTGTCATCATCTTGCTACAGAATAATTTATTTCATAATTCTTCTTGTATTCCCAATACGCTCGTAGATATAAACTATCTATTGTATCAGGACTACGGCCTAACTTTAATTTTATATTATCTTTACCTGTGATAAAAGCTACGTCTTCACGAAACTCTTTTTTATATAGAAGAGCTTCTTGTATGATTGTATCATCATAGGCAAAGTTAAAACTTACCTCTAATTTGTTTATTTTATCCGCAAACTTATACATCAGTTGCGATTTTATGTTTCTAAACTTCTCCCCGTTTAATGGACGTTCAGAGCCAGCATATCTTACACAACCCTTTAAAAGAGATGCTACTCCGGCACCTACCCCTACCGCATCTACTATTATATTTCTTATTGGAACTTTATATAATATTCTTATCCTATTAATTTCAGCTACAACTTCTGTAGTTTCTTTCTTTTCTAACTTAAACATACTTATACAGTTCCACCCTTTCCATAATGCTATAACAGTCTTGTCTTTACCTAAATCTCCAACATCGACGGTTAAGTATATACCATCATCCGTATTTTCAAAGAACTCATTATAGAAACTTTGTTGTAGTTTCTCATACTCAAAGAGATTATAAACGTCATCATCGAAATTCCAATTTCCATAGAGTAATCTTTCTTTAAGAGACTGGTCTAGTGTTTTTTCTAAGTTTAAAATATATTCTTTTGGGAGATATATGTTATCAGTTGATCTTGCAGGAACAAACTTAACATATTCTGGTAGTCTGTTTTCTATATATGGAGTATAGAAATAATTCTTCGACCATCCCAAACAAGGATTACTTGCACACAGGAGTTTTGGAGTTAGGTTATATTCATTTAGCTTGTATCTTATACGAGAATTGAGAACTTGAAACCCTGTGTAGCTCACTTCACTCAACTCATCAACAAAAGCACCTGTGATTTCTAAAGACCCTAATCTATCATAATTAGCATCATTAGGATATGGATAAAGGTCCATTAAGATTACTTCTGATTGATTCCCAAATGTAATGGTATTAGTCTGACTATTAAAATTGTAATCTTTATAGTTATTATCTCTACATATATCTACAAATGTTTTTAATGTAGTTTTCTTTAGATTATTTAATCTTGATCTACCTATTAAGTATCTAACACCTGGGTATTGGAGGCAAGAAATAAAAACCCACATTGATCCAAAATATGATTTTCCTCCACCAACACTCCCGCCAAATAATATTCTATTTCCAATTATTCGGTTATCAATTTTTGGTTTCCTTCATTTAAAAGATTTTGATCTTCGGCCGGAGGTAGTATGTATTTTATTTTAACTGCGTCAATTGTCATACTTAGTTCTTGCTTTTCGATAAACCCTCTGTCTTTCATTTTCGTTTTTGCGTAAAATATCAAAGAGGCTTCCTTCCCTTCTTTTATGTTTTTCAACATTTGATGTTCTACTAAGTCCTTAAATCTCTCTTTACCCTCATTATAACCAGCAGTTAGTTCTATATCCGCATCAATCCATTTTTTTAATTGTTGTCTTGAACAACCTATCATTTGGGCCGTATTCACGAGTATCGAACAATTCTCCTCTAGTGCATTTATTATTATTTTATTAGCGGGCTTTTTCATAATGTTAAATTGTTTTTTGCGTATCCTATTCTTGCTTTTGCTATGTCCATATATTCTTGTTCTTTTTCTATTCCAATAAAATTAAAATTATTCTTTATTGCTGCTACACCAGTGGAACCTGAACCCATAAAAGGGTCTAATATAATTCCATTAGGTGGTGTAATCATATTACATAGATAAGACATTAACTTAACCGACTTGATGGTTGGATGATTGTTCTTTATTTTTCTAATATTATTCCAACCACCATTTTCATCATAATCTACATTACCCCTTTTTAATTCTGCTTTTGCTTGATTTGATGCTGCCAAATACTTATCTTCAAAACTATCTAATCCTTCATTCTTTTCTTTACTTGATGGTTTTGATACATATATGAATCTACTCGAACCTTCGCATTCTTGACTTTTCTCATATCCTATTCTACTTTTATCTATATTAATACCACCAGTTCCCCATTTTAAAACATTATCAGCAATAGTTTTTTCACTTAAAGGTTTTCTACATAAAATCCAATTTTCTGATGCTGGTTTAAGACCAGTTCCCCATCCTTCCCATTGCTTGGCTTCATCTGTTTCTAAATCTGCCCCTATATTCTTAATCACTAATCTTTTTTCACCAAGTATCCCATTATTAGGCTGTATAACTTCTTTAACTTCACCAGTTTTTTTAGACATTTCACTTTTATTTATATAAGAAGGACTTGAATAACCAGTTTTGATTCTAGCGTCTATTGATTTTCCTATATTATGACTTTTAGGAAACCCTGAACCAAAGACGTGTGTTATAACATCCCTTATTTCAAAACCAGCATCTTCTAATGCTGTTGCTGTCCAGTGTGAAGTTCTTGGTAAAGACCATATAAGACAATGACCACCTGGTTTTAAAGTTCTTTTTGCTTCAATCATAATTTCTTTCATCCAGTTAATCCATTCATTTCTACCACCTTTATCTTTATCCCATTCTTTACCCATAAAAGATATTCCGGCTGGTGGGTCTGAAACTATACTATCTACACAATTATCTGGTATTTTTTTCATTTGCTCTAAACAATCACCTAACATTAATTTTATTTTCATACTCTCATTATTATTTTTTATCTCAATGTTATTTATATCTTGAAAAAATCTTGCTACTGAACCCCCATTTTGTTCATCCAAATATAATTTTCTTTCTATTGGTTTAGATACTTCACCACCTACATATTCACTTTGCCACCCACTTTTATTATCTGTTTTAGAAATCGCTTGTTTATTTGTTTTCCCTGCTTTATCAAATTCTTCAAAAACTTCATCACAACCTGTATAAATAAAATTAGATGGGAACCTACCTTCTAACATTAATTCTATTTCCATATTTTTATAATTATTTTTTATTTCAATATTATTTATATCTTGAAAAAATCTTGCTACACTACCTTCATCATTAAACCCCCTGTCATATTCAGTATTACCTATCTTACCAATAAAATCCCTATCATTATTAGTGTTTCTATACCCTTTACAAATAGTGCTTTTACTTTTCCCCGCTTTATCAAATTCTTCAAAAACTTCATCACAACCTGTATAAATAAAATTAGATGGGAACCTACCTTCGTGTTCTTTATATGAACTTGTATCACTTCCCCTTCCTTCTTCACCACCGGCAAAAGTTCCAGTTGGTGCATTATGTGTAGATATAATTTCACTTCCAATTCTACTTTTATCTATATTAATACCACCAGTTCCCCATTTTAAAACATTATCAGCAATAGTTTTTTCACTTAAAGGTTTTCTACATAAAATCCAATTTTCTGTCTCCACGTTAATTATTTTTTTTAAAACTTCTTAATCCACTCAACATACGGCTTCCCTTTGTACTCTCTGTCCCACGTAATCCAACAAAAGGACATACCTGTTATACATTTCTCAGGGATGCCACCACCCTTTAAGAATGAGATTCTTTTGGAGAACACAAATATATTTTTAATGGGAAAATCAGCATTATGAAATATTTTATATCGTTTCATAGTATCTAGATAATTTAAGGGGACAAGAAATGAGAACTTTTTCTTTACTACTTCAAAACATTTTTCTGTAAATTCTAAATTAAGATTAAAGGGCGGGTTGGTTATAATATAATCAGTTGTTCCTGTAAAATCTAAAAAATCATCACCATATAATATATCTGTTCCATAACAATCATACCCAAGTTCTTTTAGTCTATTTTCTAAAAACCTATTTATACCACAACAACATTCAAAATATACACCATCCTTTTCATAATTTTCTAATTCTAATAAGGCATCTAAATGTTCTGGATTTGTTTCGTATATATCTAATGTTCTATTATCATAATCATTTCTTTTAATATCTAATTTCAACCTATCTTCTGACTTTCTATTCTTACTTCCTTTTTGGTTCATCCCACATATTATTTTTTATCACTCCCAACACATACCACCAAGTATTTCATTACCCTCTATACCTATACACCCTCTACGTAAAGCTATTACTTGATTAAACCCATGTGTCATACCTCTTTTAAAAACTTCTGTCACCCAAGGCAGTGCTTTATCATATTTCTTCTCATTAAAACCTCTCCAGTTTAATAAAAGTTGCATCATACCTTGTTGATGACAATCTTCTTTCATACTACTATCTAACCAATAACTATGTTTTTTCTTTAACATAAAGTTTTCCCCTACTAGCATAAACATTGCTAATGCTTTGGGTGTGAGAAACCCTTTACCTTTACTTAATATGATTTCATAATATAATTCATCATCATCAATATAATAATTACTCCTTGGTCTGCCTCTCATCGGTTTCTTTATTTTTTATATAATAAACTTTATCTCTTTCTTCATACTCCACTAGACCTTTACCTTGACACACTTTACAACGTTCTTTATCTATATAGCCTTTACCATCACATTCTATACAAATTAGTTCTATACACACCTATCTTAATTTATTTTTTACTAATTTTAATGCTCTATCAGAAAGAAAGTATTTTTGTTTTACTTCTAACTCTGGCATACCACACCTTAAAGACTCAATCGCTTGAGACTTTCTTTCTTTCATAGAAAGCCCATTTCGCTTTAAGATAGAGTTTATGGTTGTTGGTTTCACTCCTGTCTCTCTACTTATAGCAACGGCTCTCTTACCTTGTATAGCCATAGATATAATTTTTTCTTTTATATCTTTTGCTATTGGTGGGTGAATCTCGGCATCTGGTTTTAGGTGGGAGCAGAAACAAAAATTGTTTGTATTACATTCAACTTGATACTTATCTAGATAATGTTTTTGTAAATGTAGTTTTGCTTTTTCAAAATCAAATAAAGGCATTCTTTCTATTTCTTCGATTTGAAATTTATAGTTCAGGGATTTAATCTTCTCTGAAAGAGTTTCACTTTGTTTATTGTTTTTAACACCCCATATTATATATGCTTTTACTTTACATAGATACTGCTTCGATACTCCAAGAAACCAATAATGGTCTGGTGAGGTTTTATCTGTCAAACCAAACACTTTATATGTCCCTAATTTTCTTGTATATATGTCTGGGTTCAACCCACTTCCTTTACCACCGATGATATACCTCTAACTTTCCTTTATTTTTTTACACTTGAAACCTTTGTGTTGTTTTCTCCCATCTTTTCCATTAGCAACTGCCCCCATTTTTGAGGCATTAAGATTATTTAATCTACAAAACTTTTCAAGATTATTGATAATTATTTTATCTCCATTTGGATAGGTTATTTCCCACGTCTTCGAATTATGTTCGCGTCCCTTACTGTGTAGTGATGTGTGTAATCTATGTTCGACTAATTCTAGGTTTCTATAATCATTATTTAATTTATTGCCGTCTTTATGATGAACGTCATATCCCTTCAAGACCTCACCAATAAATAATTTATACACTAAAATATGAGTTTTATAATGTTTTCTAGTTTTATTAATAACCAATTGATAATCCTCATATCCACACCTATATGATGGCTTCAATTTTTTATGTTTATTGAAAATATACCCGTCATTAAATACTATGTAATTAAAAAATACTTTACCACCCATTTTAATACCTGTTCTTTTTTATTATATATAAAATATAAAAGGTGCTTTTTGGCTATTTTTGAAAATATTTATATATTTTATTTTAAACAACTTTACTTTTTTAATATATAATTAGTGTAGTTCATCTCTCACTACGTGTCAATTTCTTCATTCATTTTTTTAAAACCCTTCTTGAAAAAGAGGGGTTTTTTATTTTTTTCACCTCTGTTGTCGTTGTCATCATCAAGTACCCCCTCTTTCTTTTTTAT